TAATAGTAATAGTTCCAGACATAGAAGAATGGAATTGGCAAATATAATAATAAGTTCCTGGTTTTACTCCATATGTATTCCATATTACTGTATCAGACTCACTACCATTTCCAGTTATTGTTCCAGTAGTAACTGCACTTGAAGTTCCAGTAACTTGTGCTGTTTTAATCCAGAAAGGATGTCCTGCAGCATTTACATTAAATACTAGGACTGATCCTTCTTGAGCAGTTATAGAGATATCATTTCCAGAGCTATATCCAGAAAACACATAATCACTAGATCCATTATTGGTTACATCCCAAGTAAATGTACTTCTTCCAGTCTCAGTAATTTGATTTGATTTTGCATAGTATTCTATATACTCAACTGCATCAGACTGCTTCATTCTTGGATATTGTTCTAGTGCAGATGCAAGCACTCCACATACTTGTGGTGATGCCATACTAGTACCATCATATTTTCCTAATTTATATGCAGAATCTCTAGGATCATTTACTACAGTAATAGACCCACCAGAAACTACTCCATTGTGAAGACAAGAAATAATATTATCCCCAGGAGAATATACATTAACTCTTGGGCCACAATTACTAAATGTTGCCTTTGATTCATTAACTAGTGCACTTACTGCTCCAACAGATATTGCATTTCCTGAGGATGATACATAATCTCCTCTGCTATAATTTCTAGTAACTCCAGACCAAGTTATAGTATTATTATAATCAGCCCCACCAGGAATATCTATTTTTGTTGATTCATTTCCAGAAGCTCCAACAAATAAAACTCCATCTGCTATAGCATCTTCTATATCTACGGTTAAAGCAGTTGTCCAAGCTGGAATATACAAATAAGTTGCATCATAACTTCTAAGTCCTACAGAATCAAATAATAAATCTGTAAATGATGAGGTGTAACTAGTTCCTCTCCAGTTAATATTTGTTATGGTTGATCTAGTTATTTGATAAAATGCTCCCCAACTGTTATTGCAAATTGTTGGATTTTTTATTCCTAATGCTGAATTTATTGGTTTGGTATTATGAAATGCTCTAATATAATCAAAGATATAAGTTGAAGCTAAAGTATTTAAACTTGAAGAATATGGATTTATATTGTAAATATTTACATCTCTTGCCCATCCTTGAGTATTTCCAGCTACAGATCCTCCAACATGCATCCCATGATTATTATCTGCAGTTAATGCTTCATCCCCAGCATCAGTATATGGAGTGTAGACATAAGTACCATTTACACCTCCAGTAACTAAAGAAGTTAATGAATACCAATTAAACTGATTGACTCTAGTTCCACCACTTCCATCTGAATTTTTGGCGAACTCTGGATGATTTGGATTTATGTGTCCATCAACTAAAATAAAATCTACATTCCTTCCAGAACTAGTTAAATTAATTGTTCCTGATACTTGAGAAGTTCCATTACTTCCCCAATTACTTCTTTGAGACCCCTCTACACATCTTAAAAGAGACCAGTTTTTTTGATTAGTTCCTGCAGTAGAACTTTTGTTCCACTCAGTAGATGTTTGAGTATATAAAGGTTTTCTAACAATATCTGTTAATGCAGATGCTGGACATATATCAAGAACTCTATCATCTTCTTTTAATTTTTTTACTTCTTTTTCACTAAGAGTGTAATGAGTATTTCTGCTAATTGGTCTTCTTAATGAACACTTAACTTCTCTTTCTGGAACAAATTCTGTTCCCCCTGGAGTTTCCATATCATCATAAAATTGCTCCAACTCTTCATGAGATGCTAGAGATACAATATATTCTTTCATTTTAGTTCTCTAATTGAAGTAGAGTTAAAGTAACTGTTATTGCTTGTTGAGAACCACTCTTATTATAAATTTTTGCATAAATGTTTCCAGATACAGAAACATCATTATTAAACCCTAAAGCTCCTGGACTTATTAATTGAGTGGATGCTCCTGTAGTTATTACTTCAGCAACAACTCCAGATCCTGGCAATGGGTCTGTCCCCTCAGTCCTACTAGAATCTAAATCTCTTGATGTTGTATCAGTGTAGAGTGTAACCCATGCAGCAGCAGAAGTTTGAATTTTTAATAGTAAATATGATTTAAATCCAGATATTACTACATTAGCAGAAGAATTGACATTTAATGTTGGAGTAGTGCTTGAAACAGTAGTTCTAGATTGTAAACTACTTCCACCCCCTCCACCTCCAGAAGGTCCTTGTGGACCTATTGCACCAGATGTTCCCTGTGAACCTTGTGGTCCAACAATACTAGATCCCTGAATACCTTGTGGACCTATTGCTCCAGAAGACCCTTGAGGTCCTCTTGCTCCAACAGAACCTTGAGGACCTTGTGCTCCTGCAGAAGCATTTAAAGTAGTCCCATCTCCAAATGTTGTATAGATCTCACTAAAGTTGCTATTAATTTTGGTTGCACCTTGCAGTAAACTGTCTCCAGTTCCATCATTAGGTGTAAACCCAGTAGATATTGTTTGCCTAGACATTATGTTGACAGTTTATTTTTATTTAGTTAAACTTCCCCAAATGGGTTTATTTCACTAAAGTCTATTATAGAATCTGCTTCTGATTCTATAACATCTCTATTATCATATGTAGATTGTAATTCATATGTTTGGTACAATCTTAAGAAATATCTTGCACTTGATGCTGCACCAACAATTACATCTCCAACAGAAAAATCTGTTGCCATACCGGATACTTTTAATATTTTGGTATCAGAATTCCAATCTTTGACAAAACCTATAGCACCAGAAATAGATCCAGAAACTTGCTCCCCAAATATAAAATTTCCGGAAGAAATAGTAGATCCTGCAGATATAGTTATAGTTGGTGTAGTAGTATATCCAAAACCTGCATTTACTATTCTAATAGTAGAGATTCCTCCAGAAGAATTTAAAAATGCCTCTGCAATAGCAGTTGTTCCTCCAGATACTGGAGAAGAGAAAGTGACTGATGGTGGTTGCACATATCCAGTTCCTGAATATGTTACTGTAACTACACCAATGCTTCCAGTTGTAGATATACTAACTCTTGCACTAGCTCCATATCCACCTCCTCCAAATAATGATAATGATGGAGGATTTGATGCTGAATAACCAAGTCCTGCATTTTGAATATAAATTTTCCTTAAACTCTTTCCTCCAGTTAATCCCCTAGATTCTGACATTACTCCAACAGCAGAAGCTCTAATGCCAGAATATGGTTCTCCAATTACAACTGTTGGGGATGATGTATATCTATATCCTCCACTAATAACATCTATTTTTTGTACTGCTCCATTGACTATTCCAGTATATGCAGTTGCAGTAATTCCCAACCCAGAAAGAGTTAATTCTGCACCATATCCAATTGGTTTCAACATTTGATCTACATTTTGAATTCCAGTAGATACTTCATCATCTTCAAATTCATATAATTCACACTTTAATTCATACACATAATTTTTTTGAAGTTGATAGAATGGTTTTCTATTTTCCACATATTTAATTTCCATTAAACTATCAGAAAGAGGAATATAAATTAAATCTCCCTCATTAGGTCTTAATGGATTTTTTACATTAACTATAGACTTCATTAATTCGCCAACATAAGTATCAAATCTTTCTTTTGATACTATGAGACTCATTTCGTCAGTAATCTTAACTCCAAATTTAGACATTAAAATGCTGTTAGAGTCAAACCCTTCATAACTCATTAAGTATGCTTCTATAGGAAAAGCATTTTTAAATTTTGAGAATAAAACATCTTTTATCACCTTTCCTTGAGAAAAGATTTGCCTTGGCATGTAATAGACTTCTATGCCATACATTTTCAATTGTTCATTTACAAGATCTTGCAATAGACCTTGTTCTGTATTTGTGCCTTGAATGAAAAATGGATTTAACATATTATCCTATTAGATCCATAGGTGGTTCTTCATACTCTAGCATCATCCTATCTTTAATATCTTGCAATTCTCTTACTGCATCATCATATATTTGCCTTCCATTAAGTTCCACTCCTCCTGGAAGTTTTACTCCTTGGAATTTAATTAAATTTTGTCCCCACTGCTTTTTGATCAGTGAAGTCAAATATTTTTTTAAGAAAGAATCATTCCATACATTAGTAGATTCTGATGGATCTAAAATTCTATAGCATTCTATAAGCAGATATTGGTCTTCTTTAACTGCATCCCAACTCATATCAATGTAAAGTCTATTTTGTCTTTTATTAAATCTCAATTGCCTTTGTGGATTGACAATCCAATCAATGTCTTCAAGATATCTTTTGGTTACATAGTAATTCAACATTTCAGTTGAACTAAACCAATATATGTCATTTAAAAATAATTGATAATTTACATTAAACAAATTAGATGCAATTGTTCTGTTATCTATTTTGAATACTTTTTCTATGCCAATTACAGAGTCTGGAACTGGAATATAATTACTATTCTCTTCCCATCCAAAAGTCCCTATTCCAGTAGTTACATTAGTAGTTACTATTCCTACATTAAAATCTCCTCCCTTTGATCTTCCTCTTTGTATATCTTCTTCAGTTAATTTATACTTAAGAAACATTTTTTGAACGCCATCAAAATGCCTTTCTTGAAAATACTGAAGGGCTTCATCCACTCTATCATCTAATTGTTCTTCGGCAACATTTATTTCAAGAACTGGGGCACCAAGTTGCCTTAGGCAATAATCAATCAATTGTTGTCTTGATGCTGGTTTTGCCATTATTCCAATACTTTTTTAACTATTTAGATCTGGGAAAGCATTAGCAATTGAAACTAAAGATTCTTGTTGTTTCAAATATAATTTAACATAGCATTTACAAATGTTCCTCATAAAATCTATATTTGTGCAAGTATCAATCTCTCTTGAAATCTTTTCAAATTCAAATAGTTTATTAATACTTTCAAGTTTTAATTCTTCATGATCCATCAATTAAATCCTTTAGTAAACATTTTATTTCATTAATAGAAGATTTTAACTCACCTAATTCATTTTCAAGGTTATCTATTCTAGACTTTTCTAAAATCTTTCTATTTTTCAACATAGTATAATGTCCAGATGAAATAGAATCTGTATTAATAATTGCATTAGTTGAAAGATCTCTCAATAAATTTGGATATCCTTCAACTTTTGCATATTTTATATCATCATTTGTCATTTTAGTGCAATTGCTCTTAGATCTTTAATTATTGGAGTAGTTGCTTGTGATTTACTACTTCCAACAATTTTAATTTGAAATCCAGTAAATGTTGGAAGATTATCTGCAGTGAATGAATAATCTCTATACTCTCCTAATCTACTTGATGGAACATTTGAATCAGGTCTTCCATCATTATCATCTTCATCTATAACTCTGGCATTTACATCTAAGTTTAAATATCCTGGGAATAATTGCCATACTTGATCTTCATCTGCAACATCATTTCTGAAAATTTTATATAAAACTCTGAAGTCTGAGTCAGAATCTCTTATTGCAGCACAAAGAACTTTCAATGAATTTGCACTTTCTTGAAGATCTATTCTAGTTGATACATGAACGAATGCATGAGGATCATTTAAATTAGAGTTTACTCTAGAGTCTGTTGAGTATGAGCTAATACCTACTGGTTGATTAATCCTATTAATTTCTGTAGACACATAAATCTGTTCTAAGTCAATTAATGGAGACACTTTAGAATCTTGAGTACTTAAAGTTAATTCTAAAGTAAATGATTTTGATCCAGGGAATTCTGTAGGATTGACAAAATCAGTTTCATTTTCTTTTGATGCAACCATTCTAACTGTTGGGAACACAGTAGTTTCATTTACATCAATATCTTCAAATCCTTGATCCACATAAGATGATTCTTGACCATCAACACTAGTGGATGAAATAGTTCTAATTCTTCCAGAAACAGAAGTCTGATTAAATGAGGTTACAAAAACTTCATTAATTGAAAGTGTATTAAACTGCTGATTTTTTGAAGCATACACATCAGAACCTCCTCCAGATTTTATATCAGTAAATGTGCTTCCTGCAGAAACTTGAACATAATAACTATCTAATGTTGGTTTGGGTGAAGAAACTACTGTATGTGTAGCATTAATTTTAGTTAATGGAACCCCATTAAATTCATACTTATATACTAGAGAATTTATATCATGTGGCAAACTTATAGTACTAAATTGTGATCTAGTAATGTTAAGTAGTTGATTAGTAGTAACTGCCTCATATCTAATAATTTCATCATCAATTTTTATATACCCTGGATTTGTAGAGTTGACTATAGATCCATTGTAAGTGCCAAATATTGATGTATTTCCTATACTAATTGCTCCAGTATCGGTAATTCCATAACCAACTGTTAGTTTTTCAGGAAGACTGTCACTTTGTACACCTATAATTTCAACTTTACTTCCTACTGCATGTAATCCATGATTTTGATGGAATACTAATATATGCCTTCCATCATTTACAGGAGATTCTCCTAAAGTTGAAATTGCAACTATAGGATTATTTTGTAAATTTCTTTCTTGAGCTCTAGTTGATATTTTTGCATTATAGAATCTTGCAGTTGCTGAGTTTGAAATAAACTCTGCTCTTTTTAGTATAAATTTAAGATCATCTTCTGGACTTGGAACCCATGTGGCACCATTTTGAGACTTGAATAAAGTTCCAAGAGATGGTTGCTTATTGATGATAATCTTATCAAGTTCATTTTGATTTGCAGTACTAATTTCATTTTCCCCTATTCTAGAATGCCATACAGTATAAGCATCAGAATCTGATAGCAATACTATTGCATATTCTTTTCCACCTTCAAGTCTTACTAAAGTATCAAAAGTAAATGTAGTTGCAGTTAAACTATTAGTACTAGTATTAACTTCGCTTGGCATTAGAACTTTTTCAAGTCCCCCAAGTCCACCCACTATGCTATTTGATCCCCCTGGATACCCATTTACGGTTTCTCTTATTTGTAAAGTTACAGGAACACTGAAATCTTTCTGTGCAAAAAATACATCTACTGATGTTGGGATAATCCCATTTTCCTCATCAACTACAAATGTTTGAGCAAGTGGATCATAGAAAATGTTTCTAACTGTTGTAACTAAAGTTCCTGCAGTAAAGTAAGAAGTTTCTGCTGAACTTGGAAATTCTCCTGGAACACCTAATAATGGTCTAGAAGTTTCTAACTTAGCTGTAACTGATCCACTTGTTATTGCATTAGGTGGAATCCAAACTGATCCTTGAACAGTTCCATTAGTGTCAGTAACTAATCTATTATCTGCTATTATAGCAGTTGCCTTACTTGTTAATCCATATACTCTAGCACCATTTTTAATATTTCCCCAATATTGAGATGGGAAAGGCTGAGATAAAGTTTCAATATCTATGTTTAGGAAAGAAGATTGTGGACCATATAAAGTAGAAATTCCTACAGTTGGGGAATATGGATTAACTGTATATTTTGTAGTGGGATTATCTATTGGACCTTGTTTGTGATTTGGTGCGCATAATCTACAAACACAAGTATCAACGCCATTAGTAACATAAATTGTTTCTCCAACTTGAAAAGATCCAGAAACACTAGTTATTTCTACTAATTTTGAAAATACTGAAGTAGATCCTTCTGACAGATTTAATCCAGCAAATACAAAATTAAATCTAGTTGTTGGTTTTAATCTAGTGGCAGTGAACTTAATGTTTCTTGCCCTCATGTATGGAATTCTAGTAAAAAGAACTGCAGCTACTTCAATTTCACCACGCCTCCACCAATTTGGAATCCACCTATCTTCGTTTACAAAAACTGCCCAGTGATCATATGGTGGATTTAATTTAAGGTTTCCAATCCAAGTAGTAATATTATATGGGTTTACACTAACAGTTCTACTTGCAAAAGGTTGTTCAAAATATTTTACTTCACTATAATTTAATGATAATGTAGTTCCAGTTCTTTTAATATTGTTTGATGGTGTATCATTTATATTAATAGTTTCTATGGAATACTCACTATCAGATGGCAATAATGATAGATCTATTCTATTTCCTTCTTTTTGAGGCTTTAAAGTTTCATTTGAAATATCTGCACTATAAGATGGATCTTGAGTATCTGATGCTGAATAATTGGTAAAATTATCTACAAAAAATCCAGATTTAAATCTATTAAATCCATTTTCATCTTCAATCAATAAATTTTGAGTGGATGTTTCTAATAAAGATAATGTTGTGTAAAATTCTAATTCAGTAACTCTATTTTCAATGCCTCTCAAATCTGACATTGTATATCTTTTGTTATCTTTAAGAACTACTACAACTTCATTCCCAGTGTTTATGTCATAGACATATGGGGAACTAATTATAGTAGCTACTTCTAAAGTTTCTGAAGATACTGCTGGTGGAATTGGAGTTTCACTTGGATCTCCAAAAACAACAGAAAAATTTCCTTCCCTATCTAAAATTAATTTGTCAGTTCTAGGCAAGTAGAAATCATAATCAAAAATAATACTCTCTCCTGATGCCAGTATTTGAGATGAATTATTGCCACTAGAATTAAATGATCTTGATGTAAAATCAAAAGGACTTAATTTAGTTTCAATAATATAACTACCAACTCTAGGTCTGATATCTATAGTATCAGTATTTCTTACACCATTATATGTTGGAATAGACTTTCCATAAATGAAGTTTGGATAGCTATTGACTGAAATTAGATCTCCAGAATCACTTGGTTCAAAGCTAAAGTAATCAAAATAAACTTTTAATCTACCAAATGGTTCTTTTGAAGATAATTTTCTTACTATTCTGGAATAATCATAATATTGCTTTCTTTGTCCATTATCTAAGGTAAATTCATCTAATATATTTTTATCTCCAAACTCTACTATTCCAATAACTGCACTAACCCCGCTTTCTTTAAATCTTACTGTTTCAGATACTTGGAATGTTTGTTGGGTTTTATAAATTAAATAGATTTGAGTTGATCCCCTTTGTTCTGCATATACTGCTACTGCTCCACTAGTTTCACCTACAACTAATTCACCTACTATTAAATCTGATGTTGTGCTACTTGGACTCTCAATTCCAGTTAAAGCTATCCAAGGTATAGTTGGAGATGAAGTATTAGATGATTCATATATTGCTTGAATTTGAATTACATCAGGAACATTTAAACTAATTTGAGTATCTTCTACTCTTACACCATAGATGCTAGTATATCCTAATCCAACATTTTTGGGGGTCGAATATTTTGTCCTATCTATTGTTATTGTAGAACATCTATTTAACTTCTTCTGCTTTGCAGTAACATTAGATTTAATTTGAGTAGTTATTACTTTACATGGACCAGATACTGCACTCAAATTAGTAAATTCAGCATTTTTACCACCATTAGATATAGTAAAAGTTGAATTTGATAAATTTTCAAGTGTGCTATTTGCATTTATTACAATATATCTTTCCTCGTCAAATCCAGAATAAACATAGTCAGTTCCAGAAAGAGATGGTAAAGTTAAAGTTGTTCCAGATTTAGTAAGACCACTATATTCTTTCTTTACATAAACACTGGAATTTAAAAAGTTTACATTAGAAATATTCGAATTATTTAATTGAGAATATAAAGAAGATTCTCCAGCATTAAATATTTGAGGTCTCTTTAAATTTAAAGTTTGTAAGGTATAATTTCCAACTCCAATATTTCCATCACAAACATTAGTTACTGTAGAAACTCCAGTTACTGTAATTTTATTTTTTGTGGCAGCAATGGAAACTATCTTGGTAAAAATAGAGTTTGTTGATCCAGAAGTATCATATGAAATAATATCCCCAATCTTTAAAATTCCTGCAAATGTATCTCCATTGTTTTTTGTAATAGTTGCTATTCCAGTTGGAGAATAAACTGCAACATCAAAGGGACCAATTAATGAAGTATTTTCAGTTAAAATAGTATCACATACAAATCCATTAGAATCTGAGATTGATTTAACATCATTAATAGAATAATCAGTTACAGTTCCAATTGAGTTGCTGCTAGTTATTCCATCAAATATTAAAGTTTCATTTTTAGAAAATTTGCCAGATACTTGATATAAAGATAACTGATTGCCAGAAACTGACTTTACAAATCCAGATGCGCTAGTATTTGCCCCTTCTACATAAGTACCAACTAAAATTGCAGATCCAATTCCAGTTGTTGATACTATATTAGTATAGGTTTGAATATCAAAAAGTCTTAGATTAAATTGACTGGATGGATTTTCATAAGATGTATTATTGGATTCAAAATCATAAACTCTAGCAACTCCAATTGTAGTTCCAGTAGATACTTGATTTTCTAACCTAGAATCATATAATGTTATTATCCCAGTTGTTGTTAAACCTATTCTAGGAGAATTTACTACGTTATTGACTTTTAAAACATCTCCAGCAAAAAAAGTGGTGGATGAAGATTCTACTGACTTTGTAGTTCTTGGCTTTGGATAATCTACAATAGTTTCTACAGTACCTACTTCATACCCTTTAACATATGATTTCCCTGGAGAAACTCTTAATACTGCAAGATCATCTGATGGAACTGACCCACTGGATGTTTTTTGTCCATCAGAATAAATTCCATTATTTCCATATCCATTATTTAAAGATTCTAAAGCATTGACAAAATATCCAGTAATTGAATAGTTACCAGATTCATCAAATGTTCTTCTTGCTAAAACATCAGTGATAAAGGTTTCTTTAGTGTCTGCTTTAATTTTTCTTACTATTCCATTCTCTACTCTAAACAGCTCTACAAAATTATCATCATTGTAATCATCTACAGATTTTTTAGATAATGATAATTTAATAGAAAATCTATCTGCTCCTGGAGCTGCAAAATTAGAAAATCCTTGAGCATTATCATTTAATGATGCATCATCATTAGAATCATTTATAATTTCAGAAATACTTAATCCCACTCTATAAGTAGGAATATTGGTATATTGGTCTAGTATAATAGTTTCTTTTTCTACACTTACAAAGTATCCTCTAATAAAAAATACTCCATCTTCTATTGATGCAGCAGATCCAATTGAGGTTGCAGTTCTTCCAATAGGATCTGCTACACTTGCAACCGATTCACCAGCAAAAATAAATCCAGCACCTAGTATTATATCTTCTGTTGTTGTAAGTTCTTCTCCATTTTCAAATATCTCAGTCTGAAAATTATCAGGAGATGAGGTTTGATATTTTACATATAATGTGCTATTTTCTCTACTAGACTCTGATCTAGACAATACCTTAACTACTTTAGCAGTTACACCTGTAGTAGATCCTCTTATTGTTTTACCAACTAGTTGATTAAAATATTCCTCTACATCAAGTCCTTTGAATGTATTATTTAATTCTATTGAATTAAATGCAGAATCATAAGAAACTGCTCCAGGAACTACAACACCACCATTACTAAAAAATTTACTTCCAAATCTTTCAATTTGATTTTGTAAAATTGATTGTAAAGTAGTTAATTCCCTTGTCTGTACTGTAACACCTGGCTTAAAAAGAACTTTATAATAGTTCTTTGATGCATTGAAGTCGTCATAATATGGACTTCTATTTAAATTTGTACTTTGGGGCATTTTCTTAGAATTCTAAAACAATTTTAATGTCTTCTCTTTGCTGTGATGCTCTAGTTACTGAAGATCTATTGTCAACATAGATAATCTCACCACTCTTTATATTTATGTCTGGGCCAGATAGACCTGATCCAAAACTTTGTCCAAGATAATATGTAACTGATCCAATAGTTACAGAACTTCCAGTAAATGAAGTATCTATTGTATATAAATTACTTCCTATTTGAATTGGAGTTGAATTATCAAATTGATTTTGATCATATGTAGTAGAAGATTGAATTCCACTTACACTCTTAGCATAATTATAATCTATTGTAACTACATTCCCAGTAACATATGTGTCCATATAGTTAGTTCTTGGTTGAATGTATCTCAGAACTTTTGTTGTTGAATCAAAACTAACTAGATTTCCTTGAGCACTTGTTGATGCCTGGGTCATTTTAGAGTCTAAAGATTCAGTAACAGTAGATGTATTCAGTTTTGCAGCATATACACCAGATCCAGTACCATCAGTAAAATTAGAATTAGATCCAAAAGTTTTGACATTTTTAATTATGCCAACTCTTGAAAATTGATTTCCTATTATAAAATCTGGATTAGTTGAATCATTCTCAATTCTACTATAAATTAAAACTCTATTTGATCCCAATTCATTATAAACATCTTTTCCATGTCCTCCAGTTGGAGGAATTATAACATTGAAAATTGCCTTTTCTCCACTTAAAGGTGGAATTACGGAGTCTAAATCCAATGTTGCATAAGTATAATCAAATCCACCATTGGTAACTTCAACTGCAACAGGTTTAGATTCTTCATCGAAGGTTACACTAGCTTCCCCACCAAATCCATCTCCTTTGATTGGAACTCCAGTTAAAGTTCCAAAGAAATTATACTGAGCCTGTTTTTCTATTAAAATAGTTTCTATTTTTCCATTAAATGAATTGTCTCTAATTCTAGATATTTCTGCATTAGTGCTAGTTGTCCAATCATTTGGGACACTAATGTAATCTGTAGAATCAAATTTTAAAACATCTGCAGGATTTAATGTATACAAATATTTCCAAACATATCCATCGCTCTCTTTTCTTGGGGAAACATCTGTGTGAATAGGTTCCTCAGTAGAAATTACTCCTTTGTTTTCATTGGATGGAGCAGAACCATTATTAATACAAATATATACTCTAAACTCACTATTAATAATAAAATACAAAGCATCATATAATCTAGTAGCTGAAGTTACTGGAGATGTATTATAAACACTATAGTCGTGTCTATACATATCATACTTTCTTCCACCTATCCATTCATTTTTTGGAATTACTCTAATTATATCAGAAGCAGTAATCTTTTTAACTCCAAGTATAGTATCTCTATAAGAATTTAAATATAGACCACTATCAATAGGATCAGGTGGGACATTATCCCAGTTAGAGTCTAGTGAAGAAGCATTAGGAAGACCTAAAAATATGTAATAATTACCACTTTTTACATCATTTATGAAATTAGTGCAGTTCAGTAATCTTAGATTATCAGTTATAATTGCTGACATTTGACATTATACTTTATTGTTATTTATTAGTTGATTCTATAAAAAGTTAAAGGAATTGTATTGACTCCTGAAGGAGAGCTTGAATATGATGTGCTGCCTTGATAACTACTAGAAATTCCTAGAGGTCCTGGAGATCCTATATTAATATTGCTAGACCCTATTGATACAATAGTTATGCCAACTCCAATGTAAGAACCTTCTACATAATCTCCAACCTTAACCAAACTACCAATCCCAGCATTAGTATTAATTCCAATTATATTTGTACCTATTCCATTAAATGTTCCTGGAGTTGTACTAATAGCTACTGTAACTATTCCAACAGTAGTGTTTATGAATAATTTTGATATGCTAGTAATTCCAGATGTCCATTCTGGTCTGGACTTACTTACTATTTCACCATTAATAATTTTATCTGCAATTTGAGGAGTCCAAGAAATAGATCTAAATTGAGAAGATTCTTCAGACAATCCAAGGTTGGAATATACTTCTGTTCTTAATGTATCAGAACTTACTACTCTCTTTGCAGTTCTTTCTAATTGTTCAAATGGAGGAGCTTCAAAAATATCTCTCTGAATTCTTAATTTGTCCCCTTCTTTAACATCAGTTTGACTTTGGAATAAAGTTGCATCCCCAAAATATCCAAAATAAAAATAAACTTTTACTGTACTTCCTTTTGCTGGTGCTTCAGCAAATATAACTTGAGATCCTCCTGGAAATGTATATGACTTATTAGGTGTCTGTAGAATATCATTCACAAAAATTAGAAGATTATATGTTAAATCTATTTCAGAACCAGGATCTGACTCTAAACTAGTTCTTCTAATTTGTCCATCTATAGTTTCAGTAAGCACAAATACTTTTCTTTTTCCATTTACTCTGTCTGTAAGATCATTTAATTTGTATAGTTGTCCAACATTCCAAGCAGCAAAATCATCTTTAGCTACTTCATTTATAGTAATTTTTACCTTATCATCTTGAGTTTGTGTTCCAACTCCAATAGTGCCAGATGGGAATAATACATCCTCTGATTTATAATTATATCCACGATTAGTGAATATTAAATCTTTTATTCTTCCTTCTGGATCAATGTCAAATGTAACTGATGCTCCTATTCCAGTAGAAGAACCAGATAATGGCACATTTTCGTATGGAGAAGGAGCATCAAATTTAGCAAAGTAGAAGAACTCAAATTTTTCTACAGATGCTCCAGAGTTATGAACTGCTCCAACAGTATCAAATTGTCCTCTTACGGTTCCTGTTAATTGACTGGTTGAGTTATTAATTCCAGTATATTGAATTACTTCATTATCAATTTTGACAAATCCAGGATTTAACAAGTTTACTGGAGATCCCCTAAATGATCCAAATATTGATGTTGTTCCAACTCCTATTGGAGTTCCATTTGGGTCTAATTCATTAATTGTAGCAGTTAAAGATGTTGAAAGTCCATTATATTTGTATCCAGAACCTCCAGTTAAAATGCCAACACTAGAGATTAATCCATCTGGATTTGGAGTTGCAACAGCTAAGGCCCCACTTCCATAACCCTCCCCATCCTCAAACTCAACATAATAAGTTGTAATTCCAGATCTATAACCAGATCCTGGACTTCCTATAATTACTGATGTTATAGTTCCAGCTGCAGATACTACAGCTATTCCTGATGCAGGACGTAGTGGTGAGTAATTCAATCCACTAGAGACTGCATACCCAACTATGATTCCTCCTCTAGGAAGTCCTTTTACATTAACATCATAAGTTTTAGATGCTGCTGATCCTTTAAAATCTATAAAAGTTTGAGTGGGAGTGCTTCCAATACCAACTTCTCTATAATCAAATGCTTCACTAGATTCTGGATATTGAAATACATTGTTAATTAAAACTATTCCATTATCACTTGAAATTCCAACTGTACTTATCCCAGAAACTTTTAATTCAAATGAACTTGATATCCCAGTAAATTGCTCAGATATATCATCAAATACATAATTTGAATCATAATTTGATCTTAAAAATATTCTTCCTTGAAAACTACTATTCTCTCTTGGAAGAACTAAGAAAAGTTGAAAATCTTGAACAACAAATTCATTTCCAGTATTAGTAGAAAATTCTATGAAAACACCATTAAATGCATTAACTAAACTTTCTGCAAATTGGAAAGTATTATTTGCAGATCTAATCAAATAATATATTCCTCCATTTGTAAGTTCTACTGGCGGGTTTTCTGAATAAAATACACATTGAGATCCTGTAATAATTTCATCACTAAAATATGAAAATGAATCAGTTTCAAAATCTATACTTCCAACAGGAACAACTATATTAATTCTTCTTCCTTCCAATGGAGCATCTGCAAAATAAATAATATCTTTTACTATGTTATAATTTCCAGATAAAACACTTACGTATTCATTTTTTATAGAATCATTAAAAGTAATTTGAGGTGTTCCCATCACACCAGTTCCCCTGGAAATGGATACATTATATCCTGGATATGTTCCAGTCTGCAGTTGATAATCAATAGCAGAAATTTTTACTATTTCTGATTTTATTTTTAAAAATGATCCTAATCTAACATTTTTTAATTTATCTATTCTTAAAGATGTATTAGTATAAGTTGATATTGCTACAGTAGATCCAGTTGAAAGTGGAGATTGAATTATATTATCTATTGATATTAGAGATTTAGAATTTTGCTTTTCTGCTAATAAAGTATGAACTGTTCCAATTCCTAAGTTATTAATATCTACATAATCTCCACTTAATGCTAAACTTGCAGCTAATGCAACTCTAATATTATCTTTATCTAAAACTATTGGATAGACAACTGTTGGAAGAAAAGTTCCTATTCCACTAGACCAACCTGGACTTAAAGTGCTTATCCCAATAGAAGTTCCAGTTCCACAATTGTATACTAACTTTTCACCAGTTTTAAAAAAGTGATTTATTACTTTTATTCTATCAGAAGATATACCTACGATGCGAAAATCTGACCCATCAAATGTTTTATAAAATATAGGATCTCCCTCATGCCTCAACGGAAAAGAAGTTCTCCCATAAATTGAAGGAGTGTAAATGGCACCAATGTCGTTAGCTGGCATTTTTAGAAATATTTATTAGGTAATTAAGTATTTGGATTTAGAACGCTCTTTTCAAGATATCTAAATCTATAAGTAGCAGAAACAGTGGGATTAAAGGTTAATACATACTCACTAGTTGAGGGATTTAATATTGTTTCAAAATCCAACTCATCTTGTGGAAAGTCTCCAATTATTCCATAGGTTGTATTATTAGTATATCCTTGGAAATGAAGTGAATTTATTTGAATTAAAGACTTTTGAGTACTTAATCCTACAGTTTTGGTAGCTTCAATTATGTATTTTGTTGCTGCATATGCAGAACTGACTGTAGAGATTGATACAGGACTTACTCCAGTATATATTACTTGATTACTTCTAACTCTACTCAGTTCTTTACTTATTTCATTTGGAACATCATAAGTATTAGTTATAAAGTTAAAATTAGTAAATAAAGTCACTCCAATTCCAATTGGTGGGGTGAATGTAAATTGCACATTTCCAGCACTAGTTGTTATGCCAAATACTCCAAGTTCTTTATATTTTTGTTCTGCAAAAATATTATAATCTATAATATTATTTTGATTTTTGACAAAACTTATTTCAAATGCATTTTCAACTTTTTTAGGAGCTGAAGATATGCCTAAAAATACAGACCCAGCAACACAGTTTGATAGAGGAATGCTGTAAAATACACTAGTAGATGGAGATGGAGTGGATGTATAAATTCCAGTAGACTCTACATTCTTAATATATCCAAAAGAAGTTGTGGCAATACCAACAGAAACATTAGCAGTTTCTTTAACTGCTCTAATAGCATAACTATTAAATATATTTCTTGGAATAAAATTAATGATTATTTCATCTCCATTGGTAGGACTAAGTGCTCCTTGAATATTTCCTAAAGGAAGAGCAGCTGCCCCACTTGATGTGAAGAAATCATAGTAGTATGCATAAGAAGATAGATTTATAGTATCATTATTTCTAGTCACAAATAAATCTAGAACCTGAGGTTTTACAAATTCTCCAAAGAATGAAGCAGTAGTTCCAACAAAGAAGAAATACTTTAATACAATGTTTTCAGTAGTATCTACTTCATCAACAATAACCTCAACAAATGGAGCATTATCAGTATCAAATAAAGTTGAAATATCATCAATAGGAAGAACTCTATTTTGAGTTGATAAAATATAATCTGATAATTTTCTAGTTCTAAATTTAATAAATTCAGAATATGCTCCTCCACTTTCATCAATATCTTCTTCAACAACTAAATCAAAGTTTGAAATAGTATTTACTTGAGAATATGATGTTAATACAACATTAACTGAGGATGTAAAATCAGATTTAACTCTTAGATCATTATTAGTGCTTCCAATTCCTACTATTTGATTTGACTCAATGCTAAGGTCTGCAAATTTTTTGTAACCTGTAACATGAGATACATCTGAAACTATAGAGTTCCAATCAGTATATGGAATTTTGCTCTTGAGAGAATATGAAAACTTTTGATAATAATCATTATCTGGTAATTTTTGAAGAATGCTTGATAAATTACCTCTAAAGTCTTTCCACCCAATTGTTTCTGGAACACTAGAATCTATTGTAAATAATGCAGGAAAATCACTTATATCTGATATAGTTCCCTTTGATTTTGACGATACCCCAGTAACAGAATCTCCAACAGATAAACCTGCAGACTTATGGAGCTTCAGTATCCTAGTAATTTTATCATTATCTGGATTATCAATAATTTCAACTTCATCAGTTAAAAATTCTGAATTATAAAATTGACTTTCCTCTAAAATGGGAGTAATTTTGGTAACATCTGAATACTTTATAACTGATGCATTAAATGTAAGATCTTCATTAAAGATTCCTGGGAATTCATTTACTTCATACCTAACCAAAGCAGCATCTTGAGAATTAAATGCTTGATCTACAAATACTACCTTAAATGGAACATACTTAAAATCTTTGCTATTAAATCCTACTCCAGAAGTGCTAACTATATTTTCAACTAATATTTCATCACCAACTTCTATTGGCAGTGGAGATTCAGTTGTAAATCCTACTAAGGGAGTTTCTAATGTTAATGTTACTTGGTATGGATCTATTCCAGCAACAGAAGCTGATAATATTCTAATACCATTGCTATTATCTAATACTAAAATTTCATCATCAGTAGATTTTAAATTTGATCCTGAATTTAATATTTTAACTTCATTTATTGAAGTATTTTTTAGTACAGCAATTGCAGTAAATTCTTCTTTAATTAAATCTTCTGTTCTGTTGTATAATTTTAAAGTTGGAGCAGTTAAATATTTTGAACCAGGAGATGTTACTATACAGTCAATAACTTCATAGTTATTTGTTAATTTTATTGTAGAAAATACATTTGAAACTGGTCTTAGTGTAGTATCTGATGGAAAAATAGATTGTGTATTTGTAACTTTAGCATTTTTAAGTTTTCCTATAGTATTGCTAAATGCAAATAAATTAGCACCAGATCCTTCCTTTGTTATTATTTGCTTAATTAATGGAAGTTTTTTATAATTAGACCCATTAAATAGGACTTTTACTTTTGCTATTGGACCTTTTATATTTGGTGATTTTACATTATACTTTAATGTTGATAATGTATTTGTATATTTTTGTCTTTCTGGTTGAATTGCAACATCATATTCAAATGTATAATCAGTAGTAGTAATTACAGAAGAATCTGTATTGAATAGACTATTATTTACTATTATTTTATTATAGTCCTTTAGAGATATATCTGGATAAATTTCATCATCAGAGGTAATATTTTTTAAATTATAGTAAAGAATTTTTGGAGTAAATTCACTAATGTTCAGTCTAAGTTCTGAAGCAGTTTTAATAACTTCTAATCCATTTTCTTCATTACCAAAATATTCATTATTAAATGAATTATTTGTGTAAATTCCAAATTCTTTTCCACTTAAACTTAATGACGAAACATCAAAAACCACAGTATCATTAGCATATACATTAACTGGAACACTTCCTTGAGAATTAATTAGTACTCTTTTGGTTACAGTTGAATATCCTACTGTATAATTAGTGACTATTCCAGAAATAACACTAACTTTTATATTATCATTAGATGATAATCCATGAGTTTCTCCAGTAGATACTTTTACTTTATTTTGAATTGCTGTACAAGTAGTAACATTTCTTACTGTCTTTAACTTGTGTAATATACCAGTTCCAACTGATGTATACTGTATTATAGATGCTGCATCATTAATTTTATTCTTTTCATTAACTAATCCAACTATATCTGAAGATAATTTAATTACAAAAAGATTTGGTATAGACTCAAGATTTCCTAAATTAGTTACTATACTTGATGCATTTGATTCGTATACTACTTTATCTCCAGTCTTAAACTTGTTATTTGGTAGATATAATCCTCCATATTGAACATATTTTGTTATAGATGTTCCTACTCCTAATGGATATATTGCTAAAGTATTTCCAAATCCTACAGAAGTTCCCAATCCAATTGATACTGACTGGACAGGATTAAAATAATATGTTTCATCTAATTGAGTTAATGGTTTATCTAATCCTTTATATTCAAATGTAAATCTATTCTGTAAAGGTATAACAGTTGATCCAATTCCATATCCAGGCGATGCTGGTTCTCTTAAAACATTTAATAAGTTATTGGTAAAATCTACACCTACTACCTTAAAAGTTTCGCTTTCAATTTTAAATTGATCATCTATATTATATGAGAATAAAGGTTCTTTAACAGATAGACCAGTAATAATTCCAGTAGTAGTTGAATCTGAAAGTGTGCTGGCGATAGAAGTAATAGGATATTCTACATTAATTCTAATTTTTCTAGTACCTTCAATTTCAGAATAATCTGTTGTTGAAATCCCAGTAATTGTAATAAAACTTTGATCTGCAAAATTGTGAGGTACTGTAGTTATACCTAAGATTCCAGTGTTTATACTTAATAGTTTAACATTTGGAAAAGTATTTGTTGAATACTGTATAGTAGTTATACCTACACCTTCAACTTCTACAACTTCTCCATAAGCACCTACTCCACCAAGATTGTCAGTATCGAATACTATTTTATCCCCAATCTCATAATTAAGACCAGAATCAATAATCTCTATAGAGTCTACATTTCCAGAAGATGAGGATGTAATTATTGCATCACTTCCTAAAGAATTGGATTCAAATTTAAAATACTCATAATAATTACTTTTATCTTCTATTCTGTATGGTTTGGTATATTTTACAATGTTTAATTTATTAAAATTTAAATTTTGATTAAATTTTAAATCAAAATTTTCTTGTTGTGGAGTGTATTCGTAGTTGTTTCCTATAATGTATGGAAACGCAGGTACATTATTATCATCCAGAGTGCAAAAATAAGCATATATTCCATCTGGATATTCTGGAGTAATGCAAAATCTTCCATTGTTTCTATCTAAAGTTCCAGAATTTGTAAAAATATAGTCTTCTATGCAATCTAAATTGGAAGGCGGGCTAATCTTTGATCTGGAATATCCACTCTTCATTCTAATTACACTACCAGTTCCATCAGTATTAGCAAATGCATATGGACCATAAATTGGACACCCATCATAAGCCCATCCAACTATTGGAGAGTGTTTTATTGGAGTATTTGGAATGTTAAAAGATGATCTAAGATTTTGATCTAAAAAGAAAGTTCCAAAAATGTTTCCAAATAAAGAATATTTTTTTCCAAAAATAGTTCCATTATTTAAATTTGAAATTCCTAATTTAGTAACTTCATTTATTGTCCAAGAAGTTAAATTAGCAGATACCTTTAAATTTTCTCCTTTAGAAACTACTTGAATAGTTGTATTTGTAGATGCATATCCAACTCCAGGATTTGCTACAATAACATCTATGATTTGTCCATAACTTACTTGCTCATTATAGATTTCACCATTACTTAATACTGGTTGTAATACTGCACCATATCCATTTCCAGAAACTTTAAGTTCAAAATTGTTAAAATAATTTTCTCCAGCATTTTTGACTATAACATCAATAATTTTTCCATCTTCTATTACAGTAGCAAAAGATGCATCCTTTCCTTCTAAAACAGTAATTACAGGACGCTTATGGTAGTTTATTACATTATTAGATCCTAAGAGTTGTTTAGCAGGTTTGGCAAGACCTTTTTGAACTCTAACAGAAGTAACTGACCCTTCAACTACAGGAATAATTGTAGCACCATATCCAATTACTGCAGATGCAGTTTTTTTAATTTTTCCAAAAACATTAGCAGTAATTGGAGGATATTGTACAAAATAAGTAGTAGCAAAATCTGTACTAATGATGTTTAATACATTTTTTCCTTCTATATCAGTAGTTAACTGGAACCTATCATTGTCTAATTTTAAAATATAATAAATTTGATTTGGTGTTGCTCCATCTAAGTAAGTTCCTTCTGATGTAATTACTACTTTATCTCTAGTATTGAATTGGTGATCTATACATGTAAAAATATTATCATATACATTAATATCTTCTGGACCAAAGGATAATTTCTTATATTCAAAATTAATATTTTGACCTAAAACATTTACTTTGTCTATTACTTGGATTTTATTCAAAGATTTAAATCTTTGAATGCCGCCACCAGTAGTTCTTATATTAATTAAATTTCTTTCTGCAATAGCATCTTCTTGATTTAATGCTAATTTAATTGAAGTTCCTGCTCCAATATTTACAGCATAATAAATTGAGTTATTTAATAAAGTTCCATCTGAAACTATAGACCCAATTCCTATTGGAATAGTATTAAAAGTTTCATATACAATAGGCTCACCAGTTATAAACCCATGGTTTCTTCCAAATCTCAATTCATTATTTACAGTGTTTACTACAGTATCTCTAGTTGTTGCATTAAATTCAACAAGTTTATCTATGCTCTTCATTTTAACTTGAGCAGATAATTCATCATTGTTTCCGCCAGTTATAGTAACTATTGGAACATCTTCATAGTCATATCCAGGGTTTACTACCACTAGATCTTTTAAAATTCCTTTCATCTGAGGAATTAAAAATGTAGTTTGATCTTTCTCGCTGCCATTAAAAATTTCAAAAGATGGTGGATTAATCAAACTATAATTAGTACCACCATTTAAAACATCTACAGTTTCAATTTGTCCATAATAAATTTTATCATAAGATTTATAATTTTGAATTTCTACTCCATTAACAAAAATTCCAATTGGACCAGCAGCGGTTTCAATTTTGTTATTAGAAAACTCTAAATCTTTTGGTATTTTTTTAAATAACTTAGAGGATGTGAAATTATTTCCATATAAAGGAGAACTTATAAGAACTATTTCATCTACGGTTCCAGATAAATTGCCTACATTATCATACTCAAAGAAATTTACTGATGTTTTGCCTACATTGTCTCTGTTTTCAGTTAATCCTAAAGTATTAGGACTTAATCTAGTAACATAGTAAGTTATTCCAGTATCAATCCCAACTTTATTAGTATAATTTGTAGAGGTTTTATATGAAACTACCTTTACTGCTTCTCCATCATAAAAATTGTGTGCTCCTATTAATGTAGATACATTAATAGTAAAAGAAAACTCTCTAATATATGGATTTAGTTCATAATCAGGAAGTCCATTAGATGTTATATAATAATAATTATCATCTACGTAACAATCTTGAATATTAGAAGTAAATTTATTTTGAATATTGTCATAAAGTTTACTGAATGGAGTTGCCTTTGTTTTTTTTAAATTTCTTCTAAATAAAACATTTTTTCCTAAAATACTAGTGTTTGATATTTGCTGAACACTAAATTCTTTAGAAAGACTGGTGTTTACTGAAAGTCCTGATGATATTAAATCATACCCTTCGGCAGACTTAACAAAAAGATTAACAGTATCTCCTAACTTTAAATTGTGGTCATATTTAGATAAAGCTAATCCATTTACAATAGAAAATCCTTCTTTAAAATAATTTCTTGTTGTATTAGTTATCTGTGTTGTAGCTATTCCAGATGGTATTGTTAATGGATGATTATAGTATAAAGATTTTGTAAATACAGTAGATACTGTATTTCCTATATTTTCAACCCTGATAGGATCATTATCTAATGCATATAAGGTTTCTGATGATTTTATTCCAGATAGAACATTATTTACTTTTAATCTAACTTGAGCTGAAATATCTCCATCTTCGTATGAATATACAAAATTAGATCCATAGATCTCAGATCTTCTTCCAATAACAGTGGTGGAGGTTATTCCAGTTACACCAATAAATTGATTATTAGTTTTATCTGAATATGTATATTCTTCTCCATTAATATTCAATATTCCACTCTGAGGAAATCCTACAGTTGAGTCTACAAATATTGTAGTAGAATCAACATCTACATTTTCTACTGCATATGTTTTTGGAGTGGATACAAAAACTCCAGTAATAGATCCTTTAGGACTTATATTATTAGAATACCCAGCAAATATTTTTATTTTATATAATACTTTGTCATCTAATTTAAATGACTCTACTTCATAGATTGATCCAGTAGCTTCCAGAACATTTGAATTGTATGGATCACTATCTTGATATAATGTCTGACCTTTTATTTTTAATGGATCTCCAGATATTAAATCGCATACAAAAGTTTCTGTTACTACCCACTTATCATCAGAAGGAGTAAAGCAAAATTCTCTTGGCTTTATAATCTTTACATCCTGATCATAAAGTACTTTAAATAAAATCTTAAAAGCTTCGTCTGTTCCTTTGCTCTGATAAAATGATTTTGCTTTTGAAATGAAATTTTGAGGATTAATTTTAGAATTTAATTCTACTTCTTCAAATCCTGGAGTAAACTGATATTTAATTTTATTGAAAAATTCTACTAAAAATAGATTGCTAAGATTAATTACTGAGTCTCCCTCAGAATGAAAATCTGCCTCAGTCTTTGAAAATGCAAGTACTTCTGAATTATCTTCACTAGAAAGAGATTCTATACCACTAAACCCTCTAATACACCCTAAAAATGAATTAGTTGTTATGCCAGTATAGGTTATGATCTCGTTATTAATTTTAAATAGACCATAAGAATTAGGCCACCCATTAGTAGACTCTACATAAATCTCAGAATCAATAAAACTTACATCTGAAGTTAAAGTAGTACTTTTTATCAGATTAACTTTATCAAATGATTCTACATTTTTGTAGTCAGTTAAATTTTCAGATAAATCTACAGGACCACCAGTGTATTCTTGAGAGATATAATATTGAGTTAAGAATTCCGAAAAGTTTGGATTTTCTTCTGAAATAAATTCGGGAAGTTGATTTCTAACAACATCTGAAATTTTAATTACTTTCTTTTCGTTATTCATCTTATACTCTTATTATGTTTCTTGTTGAAAAACTTTGCTCTGGTGTAAACACACTTCCAGAGGCATTTTCCCCAGAAGCTATTAGATCTTTAACTAAATTTATTTTACTTTTTCCAATATCAAGTTTCAAATATATAGATTTCTTTGCAATGATATCATTAGATAATGGAGTTGCCTCAATTTCTATAATGTTATTTGGCAAGACAGTAGAAGATACATTTATATTATCTATATTAATTTCTCCAGTGATATAATTAACTCTTCCTACATTTTGCTGTCTGGTGATTAATTCATCACCTTCTAATGAAAATAAGAAAAGAGTGCCCTCTGAGAAATTTTTAACTGCATCTCCAAGATATACTATAGAGTCTATACCATTAACTCTAAACCCAGTGCTTCTTATATTATTTTGTCTTGGCCAAACTGCAAATGAATTTTCAAAACATACTTTATATTGAGTGGGTCTATCTATAATTACTCCAACATCTCTTCTAATTTTAACTTTAGTAATGTTGGATGTTATAGCATTGTTGGTAGCATCTATAACCCTTAAGCACTTACTGTATTTAAATCTCCCTCCAAACTTATTCAGATCAGTAGATTGTGAATACTTTTGCAAAGAGCTAGTTACTTTTGTGTCTAAATCACTAACTGACCCCACAAAATTAGAATTATAATATACAACAGAATCTAATTCTACATGAACTACATTTACATCTACAAAATTAACTTCAATTCCAGCAACTGTATATTTTTTTAATGATTGAATTATACTTTCTTTAGTACTTTGAGATAAAAATTCTGCATTTTTTGGTTTTGCTGCTACAAAAACTTTACCATAATCTGGTGGATTGTTCTCTTCTCCACCATATGCAGTAACTGATTCTATATTTGGGTAAATAGATGGCAGTAATGCCTCATAATCTGATGCAGTTACTGCTCTATATTGAGTAGAATACAATCTAGGAGCATAATATTTGATAGAATCTATTGATTGAATATCATCTCCATTAGATGCAACCTCATCTGTAATCAAAACCCCAACATTTGGACTAACATCTACTCCAGTATCTGTTAAAATTACCCCAGAAAAATCAAAACCAGATGCTCCATTTCCAGATTTGCCATTTGTGGTGATGTATGTTGCAGAAATTTGATTATTATTACTTAATTTCTTTCCAAAAATTCCATCTCCAAAAAATAATTCATATTTTTCATCTGCGATCTCTTGAATTAAAAAGATTTGAGAGTTCTTGTTTATGCCAACAATATTATCTACTGCAAGATATTCTTCTGTTGTAGTAGATTGTGAGGTTTCTTTTACTGATACTCTAATTGAAGATGTGTCTATGTAAGGGTTTGGAAGAATGTATTTTTGATTTGGTTGAGAATTATCTACAATAAATGTTTTTGAAAGTAAAGTTCCCTCATAAATTTCAATCTGAGAGAATACAGCTTCATTATTTGAAATTCCTACAGTAATATCTTCTGGGACTGAAAAAATATAACTTGTATTGTCTAAGCTACCAGTACAGACAATTCCCTTTTTTAAGGTTACTGTTTTGTAATTTACATTCAATCCAGAAACACTAAAGGATATTTTTGCTCTTGCTGATCTTCTTGATAGTGGAACATACCCAATATTTCTAACTAGTGATACAACATTCTCTCTAATGGTGGCACTGTCAAGGAAAGACTCATTGACAACCATATTTGTGTTGTAGGCAGTCAAATAAGTATTGTAGGCAAGAACATCAATTAATACTGAGAAATTAGATCCCTCAAAATCAAAGTCAGTAAATGTAGAATTTGCTCTTAGGTAATCCTTAATTGATGTTCTTACCTGATCAAAGTCCAGGTTTGTGAATTGAGTGAATGTCATTAGTATCTTGTAGGTTGTAATATGAAGCTAATATTCTGGGTTGGTAAACTTAAACCAATGATGTCATAGACTATTACAACATTCAACTCATTTTCATCGAAATATAATTCAACATCAACTCTTCTTAATGAAACTCTTGGTTCAAAATTTCTTATGACATTTTTTATTTCATCTTGTAATGGTGTTATTATCCCACTATCAGCCATCTCAAAGTAATAATTTTCTACATTAGAACCTAATAGAGAATTAAAAAACCTTTCTCCAACCTTAGTTCTGACTAAGTTAATGACTGATTTTTTAATGGCATCCTCATTTTTTAATGATATAACATCATTAGTAACAGGATGCCTGTTAAAAGACAAACTAATATCTTTAAATCCTCTGGAAATAGATTCTAAAGGCACTTTTTTATTTAATATTTATCTTTATTTATTGGGGTTTACCATATACAGGCTCAGTTCCATACTCCCAATCATCATAATCTTCATCATTTCTGATTTTTTCATGAATATCTGCCTGTTCCTTTAAAAAATGCTTACTTTTTGGAATATCATCATGCATAATTTCTTGAATTGTCTTTACATTTGTGGGTTTAGTGTAATCAGTGACTAATTTTGTAGTCCCCCACATCTGATACATGTAATTTTGATCCCTATCAGTAGGTAAATTTGACATAGTTGCTCCTAATTCTAGTGAATTAGAACTTTTTACGGGGTTCCTATCCCGAAATCTGCAATTTTGTCTCTATGTAAAGTATAATTTTTTTGTACTCTAATGTCTGAGTTTTTAAAAGTCCAACAATACCCTCCATTATCTAGGAACACAACCCACTCAAGGTCATGTTCCTGTGATCTATCAATCAAAAAAAATGCCCAGCCTGATCCTTTAGGAGTCAGAACTGGGATTTGTGGATCAAGTTGAAGCATTTATTTGCCTTGTCCTCTATATTTCTTTTTTGCACCATTACGAGAGGTAGAAGACAGCTTAGTATGTTGGGACATACCTTGACGAGTCTTCTTTGGTTTGCTCTCAATGATGACTTTATTGGTCAGTGAAGGACGCTTTGCCATAATCTTATCTCCTTAGGTTCTTAGACATTCTACCACAAGATCATCAGGTTTGGGAACCCCTGTCTCATAATATTGTTGAGACAGTTCGTCCATCACCTCAAACATGTCTTCTTCTGAAAGATTGTTATAAA